ATGTGGGTGTATTCTTTCCTCTGCTTCAACTGTAGAAGCTACTGTTCCACCAGTAACTGCTGCATCTTTTACTGTTAATGCAAAAACTATACCAGAAACAATAGCAACTAATTTTGAAATTCCTATAATATAAACTTCTGCTATATCTGGAAGAAATGCTACTAACGAAGGATCAGAGTGAATTGCTATTGCAGTAGTAATTGCTACTACTGTGGTAACTCCAGAAGTGGAAGATCTCCAATTGGCGCCAAAGATTTTAGATAGCATAGTTTTCATAAAGTATTACACATTATTATAATAATATATATTTATAATATCTAATAATAAGTTATTATACCAAATTTAAAGATACATAAGTGTCAATTAAAGTTTTTACTCTTGCTTCTAATTTTGCTAAATCTAAATAAGTGCCAATACTATAAAATGCAATTTTACCCTTATAGGGAACGCTTGTAGAAACAGTACCAGTAGGATTTCTATCAAATATATGAATATTATTGGGAATAGTTACTGATGAAGAGACAATCGCATTTGTTCCAGAAAAGTATCCAGTTGGAGTTTTATAATATAAATTTGCCGAGGCTGAGATAGACCTGCTTACTCCAGCAAAACCAAAAGTGGGAACAGGAAAACCAGTAGTAGAAGCGGCAGAATTATCAATCGAGCCTCCAGTATGAGCTCTAAAAATTGATGATGGTTGAGTAGTCGCTGTATGGTTATATGGTCTCAATGCTATGCTTCCGTTATCAACCGTATTACTGCCTAAAGTGTATCCATTATCAGCAGTAGTAGTATATGTCGCTGCATGAACATTATTTCTATCATTAGCGTCAATAATATTATTTAAATTTGTATTTAAAAATTTACCTACTGCCCCTTGAAGTCCAGAAGTTCTATTATAATCAGCTGGGACAAATAAAGTATTAGTTAATGCACCACCTTTTAGAGTAGATAATGCTCCATTCAAAGTCCTTGCTCCAGCAAAAATAGCGCAAGACATTATAGAGGACCAGATCCCATCAAATTTACAACCTGAAATAAAAGCTTTAATAGCATCTTTTGTTGCTGTTTCTAAACTCGCTACATCTGCTGTTTCTATTTTAGAAATATAATTTTTAAAGTCTAAATCCACTCCAGAATATCCAGTTATACCAGCTTGAACAGAGGGCAAGACTATCATGCTGTATTTCCATACATTATGAAATTACTAGAACCTAAACCTAATATTGATAATGCTGCATATTGTCCAGCAGTCTTATATTGATTATTAAAACTACTTAATGTGGCACCTAATCCTGGAGCAATTGTAATTTGCCCCACACCCGACTGTATAATAGAAATATTGAACCCTGCAGAAAGACCTGACGAACCAGTAATTGTAAATGCTGATGCTGAATTTGCTAAAATTATTTTACCATTGTAAGATGCATCTAGATTCAAATTATTTGTAACAATTACTGTTTCTGGTATAGCATTTGCTATTTTAGCTCCATTAAAAGATGCTCCTGCGCTAAATGTTGGTGCAGAAGCAAATGTTTTAACGCCAGTAATAGTTTGATCTGTTGTAAGTTTAACATAATCAGTAATAGCCCCTCCTGCTACATCTGCAGTAGTTGCAAGATTTGATCCATTGAATTGTGGACGACTAATAAAATTCTTAACCCCACTTATATTTTGATTTCCAGCGTTATAAACTAAATTATCTGCATAAAAATTACCATCAACTTTTTCGTCAGTTATAGAAATGTAAATAGCTCCTACTCTATTGTTCGTGCCATAATTATTATCACAAGCTATTAAATATTTACCATCGTTGCTCATTGCGGTTCTTCGCCAATCTTTTGAAAGTATAACCGTAGCTCCATTTGAGTGTACCGCTTGCGTTGTTCCCATAGATGCTCTACCCACACCAATAACATTTCCAATGATACTAGTTATACGTAAAACTTCATTATTAATTTGTAGAAAAATAGCTCCAGTAGTATTAACGGAATCCGTGATGTACATTTTATCTGATGAAAGCACAGTAATAGATGTTCCATTGTCTGCTATAAGAGTAGTGGTATCATTTTCTTTTGGAGTTCGTAGCTTCCAATTATTTCCGTAATCACTAGAAGTAAAAACAAATCCATTTTTCATAGTAAGTACTGATAGTCTACCATGATCACTATTACTAATTGAAGTTAAGGGAGCATATAGACCAAAATCTTTTGTTACTTTCCAAGTGTTTCCATAATCATTAGAAGTATAAACTTTTCCATTACCATCATTTCTGCCAGTAGAAATAACTATTTGAAATCTTCCATCTGTGCTCATAGAAACCGCAAAGAAAGGCGTACCAGTTTCAATATAGGCCTGGTTCCAAGTAAGTCCATAATTAGAAGAAGTTAAAATATATTTTGTTGCAACGGCAGTTTGATATTTTCCATCGCTACTCATTGCTACAGATCTTACATTTACTGATTGTACTGAATTAGCAATTGAGTTAATTTTAATAAAACTTTCTCCGTAATTATTGGATCTATAAATATCAACTAAACTATCTACATTACCAATTGTCCCATTATTAGAGTAAACAACTGTTTGATATTTTCCATCAGAACTTATAGCGGGTACTATCCAATCAAAATTTTCATCGCCTGCATCAACAAGTTTACTTTTCCAAGAAAGACCATAGTCTTTTGAAACTGCTACGAGTCCATCATTACCGCCGCCGAAGCTTGTGGAAACAGCAGTTTGATACTTTCCGTCAGCACTCATCGCTGTGCCTCTCCAATTTCTATTTAAGAAATTTTTAGCTGTTGTATACCAAGTTTTCCCAAAATCATTAGAAGCGTAAAGATAGTTATTATCTTTAGAAGCAGTTATGTATTGTGCATCACTACTGCAAGACACCCATCTCCATGCGCCCAACAATGAAGGTATTTGGCTAAAATTTTCACCCATGTTAGTTTCTACTATTCTACTTCTATTTTGAGTTATCTTCGTCCTTCCGAAGAAATATCCGCCATCATAATTTCCACTATATCCATCTCCAGTTAAATATCCGCTAGAATTAGAATTCATTAATATATTGTCGTTGTAAACTGCATTTATTTGAAAATTTGGAACACCAATTACGTCTGCCACAGAGATATCGCCCTGGACTAAAAATTCATTTCCACTTAAGTTTGGACGAGATGAAAAAGTTTTAATTCCATTTATGGTTTCATCGCCATAATTTTTAACTAATTGAGCTGAGGATGGAAAATCAACCCAAGTTTTTGTGCCATTTGTAATATTTTTTAAATAATATATCCCTTGAGTATCTGCAGAATAGACTGCCATGCCAGAATATGGTTGAACTATTGAGTTTAAGTCTCCCGTTACATTTACTGATAACCTTTGATCTAGCGGAAGCGGAACTTTTAAATCAAAATTTAATATTAAAGGTATTCCTGTGTTCATATTTAGTATTTAAATGTTAAGTCAAAATTAGATACACTAGAATAGTATCTTGATTTATAAACATAATAATTTCCCTCTTGTAGATATAATTGCCATCCTGCGATATTTTCCAATCCATTTGAGTCTTGTATACTAGTCACTGGGCCCCAACTAGACGGCAATAGAACATAGATGATCTGATTGTTCGTGGTGAAGGTAAATTTTTTATCAGATTGTTCTTCTAATTTGGTAACCACTCCTGGCTTTAAACCTTGGGCAGGATCTGAGTTCACATAAAGAATTTGATTAAAAGTTAAATTATCTGCACCATTTACATAATACATTGGATATTCAAATTCCATAGTAGCATTTTGAGAAATTTGTTTTTGAGTACCCTTAAAATAAGATAGATCAACTTTAATGTCCGTACTGTTATATACTTGATATCCTGTATAATAAAAATTACCAAATTGTGGATCTGCGACAATCTCTACAACGGCATTACCTCCATTAGAAGTATTTGTATAAACCAGCGATCCCAAAATCGCATCAGAATCATCATTCCCGACTATTGATCCTGAAAAAGTTATTGGATATCCAAGTGATGTTCCTGCAGTTAATAATGGAGTACTTTTTAAAGATACCGACATTGGTACCGTTGGAAAAAATATATTATTTACAAAAGTAATAATATCTGCGCCACCGACATTTACTCCAGAAGGAAAAGCATTTCTTCTTATATTTCTATTACCATCAAAAATTAAACTTGGGGGAGCTTCAGAAACTTCTCCTCTTAATTGTATCCCTGATCCGTTAACGGTTGGTCTAGTTTTAAATTCAACATCTCCATTAGATATTAATAAGTTAACTCCAGAAATTTGGAATAAATCTATGTCAAACATATCTAATTGATTTGCAGTAATTAGATTTGTAAAAGTTTTAGCTCCGCTTATAGTTTGAGCCCCAGTTATATGAACATAACTTTCTAATTCCCAGCCATTTGCTTGAGAAGCGTTTGCAATATTTTTTAATAAATAAAATCTATCTTGACCACTTACATATACTCTTGTAACGTTTTGTTTAAGTTGATCTACTTTATTATTAACTCCGCTAGCTATTTGATATAATTCAGTTAAATTAGCTACAGATCTTGCTCCACCTCTAACAAAATTAGCATCAACTATTGAATTGAGTTGATTATTATGTTGAATAATATCTGGTAAATTAATAGCCATATTTAATTAAAAGCTAATGAAACATTTGTAAAAGCATTAGTAGAGTTAGATTTATAAACTCTATATGTTACAGTTGCTCCATAGCTATTTACTCCTACAACATCTTCTAGTTTTGTGAATGATCCTAAAACATCAATGGCTCCTTGTAAAACTGAAGAAAGATCTCCTGCTAAAGCTCGATAACAGTAATATGTATAAAGTCCTACTCCAGCTGAAACTGGAGAAACTGTTCTAGATTTTGAGTCAGATAAAACAGAATTACTTAAAGCTTCAATTTCAGAGAAAGTGAAAGTCGAGGTCGTATTCAAGCTATATCCTAAATAATTTCTGTAAAAAAGCGATGGAGTAATAGTTAATGTCCCAGTATTGGCTGCTCCAATTGTATCAATAACTACATATCTATAGTTAAACGAATTAGAATTGAAATTTGTGTCTGTTAAAGAATGAGTATAAGAGAAAGAAGAAGATTGATTTCCAGTTAAAATTGTATAAGAGCTCCAATTTGCTCTTTTAAATTCTATATATCCAGTTTGCACAGAAGAATTTAAACTATTTATCGTATTAGAAGCGTTAAGCGTGGTACTTATTGCGGTTTGATTATACCCTATAACATTACTTGAAGTTAATGAAACTGTTGGCTTAATGGGCTCCACCAAAACTAAATTAAAAAATTGTGAAAGAGTTTTACCACTAGCTGGTATTGTTTCTCCATTAGAGTACCTGCCAAATGTTTTATTGTTACTTAATGAAACATTTAAATCTTCAATAAATTTGAACGTAGTCACTTCGCCACTAAGAAGAACACCAGTACCATTTAGAGTTGGACGACTTTTAAAGTCTTTAACTCCAGAAATAGTTTGATCCCCAGTCGTATGAACAATTGTACTTGGTAAAAGCGCAATTTCGCCACTTAGAAGAACCCCTGTGCCATTTACAAAAGGCCTTGAAGAGAAGCTTTTAATTCCATTAATAGTTTCATCCCCAATTAAACTTACCGTTTTTAGGGTTTGTCTTATCCCTGATAATTGCGAATCCGTCGCCGTTGTTAGTTCTAATGACATATTATAAGATAATTACACCTATTATTTAGGTAATTTAATTTGTTTTTATTTCTATCTAACCCAATTAATCTATTAATAAAAGAAAGTAACATCTACTGAATTGTTAACCCCACTCATACCAGTTTCATAATTAGGTACCATTAATGCTATCTGAACTTGATCTCCGAAATTAATATCAACTGGAGGATTTATCGCTCCAGTAAAAACTGCAAGAGTCTGATTATCTGAATGTCTCAATTGCGTAGTTATTATCCCACTCACATTAGTAGTATTATTAATAAAATAACCTGTAGAAAAGTCATTCGTAGAGTCATTTTCTTTCGCGGTAACTGTATAAGTCGACCAAGTTGCATATCTTGCTTGACACTTTTGCATAAGAGTTGACCTTCTTTGAGAAGAAGCTGTAGAAGCGCCCAAACTACCTAGATCAGAAAAATAATATGTATTATTGTTCATATTAGTATTATTATGAGTAAATTTTGATAAAAAGATGCCGTGCTCTTGCCCAACTAATGATACGCCAGTACCATTTACAAAAGGCCTAACATCTAGATTCAAGTATCCTGTTTTATAATATAAATCAAAAACATCACCAACTATAGTTTCACCATTTAAATAAGTCGTGCCAAAATTCATTCTAAATGGTTTATTTTCAGCAAATTGTAAAAGCGAAATTGAACTTAATGATGCATCTTTTCCTAGAGTTATAGAATGCCTATCATTTGTAAGAACCAATTCTTTACTTCCAAAATCTATAGCTGTGAAAGGGTGCGCTGGATTTATTCCAGATATTACGTTTATTGATTCTACTCCGTAATTGTTAATTCCACTAAGAATTAAAGTCCCTGCATCGGTGGAGTCTTCTTGCCTGAACGAAATTGAAGTTTTTGGAAGATGCGATACTATATCTAATTTTTTCATTCCGTTACATCATTTTCGCAATTTATATAAGATCCATTATTTATCTTTGCGTTTACTCCAAAACTATTCTGGTTTGCTTGACAATTTACAAATTTACCAGCAACTAGCATTGAGTTGGGTCCAAATGACCAATTTTTTGATTTACAATTTTCAAAATAACCATTCACTTCTCCAGCAAACGAACCAAAAGAAAAACTATCCGCTGTACAATTTATGAATTTACCATTTGCTGCTCCTTTAAAACCAAAAGAAAATAGTCCAGCTGAAACATTTTTATAAACTCCATTATAACTTACCCCAATTCTCATGCTTTGAATAGAGTCATTTAAAGTGATAAAATCAACATTCTCTATATAAGTCGCATTGTAATTTTGCCCAGGGCTAAGATTAAAATAATATGCAGATGGTAAATCACTCAGTCTAGCATCAAAATAACGTCTATCATCGTCTGTTAAACTTAAAGTATGCCATGGAGACTCAAATGAACTATTAATATTTTTTACTACTAAATTTGCAAAAGAAATGTAGTCGACTAATTGGTTGATTGTTCCATTATTTAGTGCACCAATATTAGAAGTAATAATTGATTTATTTGCTTCGTTTAAACCGACAATATCAACATAATTTTTATTTAGAATTAATGATGAGGAACCTAAGTCAAATGTTCCTGGCTCTAGATATATAATGTATCTATCATTTAGGCTTAATCCAATTACAGAGATTTCTGAATATTTTTTTAATAAATCTATACCATTTTGAATTGCGTCTTTTGTATTTTTAATTATACAACTTTGATAATTTTTTCTTTGTAATAAATTGAGATAATTCATATTAAAGTCCTGGATTACTAATTATGGTCGCCCATCCTGAGTAATATGAGTTATTTACACCTAATAACTCTATCGATTCATTTTTTTGTATAGATATTGAATCGAGTTGATCTATGTTAGCTGAACCTGATATAATCAATAATCCTTCTCCTAAATTCTTGATATTAAACCTTAATCCATTCGATACTGGAGGCAAGTACCCAGTCACTCCAGAAGGATGACTTACTAAGTTTAAATAATAATCCGAAATATTAAAATTATCAATATAGTAATTAAATTGACTCGTTGAGTTATTGACTCCTCCGTTACTAGATCCAATAAAAGATTGATTTATATACCCAGAAAGCTCAGTTAAATCTAATTGCTTTAAACGAATTAAATTTGCCATATTAATTTACCTTGCTATGATATAAAATGCTTGCTAAATAAGTGTCAATTTGATGATCACAAGCTATATCGTTTATGGTTGAGATTAGTTCTTGATTTTTATCAAAAGGTTGATTTATATAATCTTCTATTTTTATGCTCCAATTTTCTGGAGATTCGTTAGCAATAATTAGTTTTGAAATTTGGTTGGCTACATCTTTTTGATTAAAACTTAACTTTTTAATATTATGTTTTTTTCTTAATAACGCGCCGACCTCTTCTTCTAATTTTTGAGCAGAGATAAGATTTTCTTTTATTTTATAAACACTATATTTCTCTTCTAGAGAAGCTTTAGATTGTTTTCCTTGGCCAATTGGTTCAACATTTTTTGTTGACTGAGGAACTCCAGTCGTTCCGTTTGGTCTTCCAGCATCCCCGCCTATTTTAGTTCCGCCAATTAAAGGTTGATAGAGACCCTGATCTCTTAATTCTTTATATTTTCGTTGAGAAATCAATGAATCTTCTGGTTGTGGAAGTCTTCCAGTGTCAATTGCTTTTAATCCCTCTTCTGGAGTTAAAATCCCGAGCTCCATTAATCTATTATATATTCTAGAGTATTGGACATCATCTTTTAAGTCAATATCATCAAATTCTGCTGTTGGATAATTTTTAAAACCTAAATCTTTACTTATTCTTCTTACTTCTGGTATTATAAATTCATTTATAAAGGTTTGTCTTGCTTGTTTTAATCTTTCTATAAATACTTGAACTTTAATTGTCGTATTAGCAAATTTTTCGTTTCCTATAAGAATATTATTTAATCCCACCTGAATATCTCTGTCAACAACTTCATATTTTTCTGGCCCAAGCAAATTACCAATATCAGGGATAACAAATTGAGCCTTTGTTGTATAATCTGCGATCAAAACTCTCCCGACACTTTGGTTTTGAAATAGATTTTGCATCGCTTCTAGATTTTTTTGATTGACTCCACCTTTTTCTGGATCTGTACCCATAGTAACAAGAAGAATAGCTTGTTGCATTGTACGAGTTATAGCCATATCCATCTTTTTCATTTCTGCTTTCCAATTAATATCATCTAGTACTGGGAAACCCATAGGAACAGCAAACGGTTCGTAATCTTGTTTCTTATAAAAAACAGCGCAAAGTCTTTCTCTCTCTAATGGTAGAGTTAAAATTCCAACTGTTCTTTTTTTAATAAGCTCTTGAGTCTCTGGAGGTAGACTTTTTAGAACTTCTCTATCTTCATCTGTTTTAGGAGCTTTTAGTCTTTCTAATTCATAATCGCTCAAAACTTTATAAAACCTTCCAGAAGAAAAATTTATAGTTCCGCCAATTTGAATATCTGAAGGGTTTAATATTAAATACCTTGATGGTAAATTAACTGAGGCTTTTGTTGATGTCAAGCCAAACGCCTGAGTAATTTTATTAATATCCGAATCTGAAACTTTTGTATCAAATCTATATAAAAATACGTTTCCGCTTCTATAATACTCACGAAAAAACTTATCTTGCAAGTCGTATATGTTTATTTTTTTAAACAAAGCCTCAAAAAAATCTCTACTTTTTTGACTACCACCTTTAAAGTAAAGAGTACTACAAGAAAACTCAGTCATTAAATCTATAGTATTTCTAAATATAGCAAAATTATAATATGCTTTTTGGCATAATATAACCGCGTCTCTAACATTCATATTAGAGGAATTTTTTACTCCAGTTGAATACCTAAAAGGTATTAGTCCTTCCTCAATATTCTTATATCTATCTGTTCTTACGATTCCACCAGCTGTATTTCTTCGCATTTGAGTATTCGACTGATCGGATGAATCAGAACCTATATATGACGAGGCTTTGGCTTCATAACTTGAAGCTTGACTAACCATCAGAGGTTCGCTTTCCTCATTTTTGATTATTTTTGATTTATTTTTAATTTTTTTAGCCATTGACATTAATTATTACACCTTTATTTAAGCATTATAGGCGAAAAAGTCGCTATTTCTATTGTTTCTGGTTGTTCCATCATGTCATTATAGCATTTTAAAGCCCAATTCGCTAACATAAGTGCGGAATAATTATCTTTTCTTGCTTTGTTTGCCGAAGAGCTCCTTTTAAGGTGTTGCGGAAGATCGAAAGTCTGAGTACCCCTACTTGTAGAAGAATGCTCTACGAGAGCACATTGTTTCTTTGTTTGATATATGAAATCATCTTGATTTTCTATAAAGTCAAGAACTGTCCAGTCTTTTTTATCTTCACTTTTCATTAAAT